ATACTCAAATTTCTTAGGTGAAAATGCTGGTAATGGTGCAACGGATGCTGCTAATTCAAATTTCTTTGGTCAGAATGCTGGTTATGGTGCAACAGGAGCATCATATTCAAATTTCTTAGGTACTGATGCTGGTTATGGTGCAACAAATGCTAGTTATTCAAACTTCATGGGTAATGCTGCAGGTAATGGTGCAACAGGTGCTTCTCATTCAAATTTTATGGGGTATCAAGCTGGTTCTCAAGCAACCCATGCTGCTAATTCAAATTTCTTTGGTCAGAATGCTGGTTATCTAGCATCAAACGCAAATCAATCAAGTTTTATAGGTCAATATGCTGGATATCAAGCAACAGGTGCTAGTTATTCAAATTTATTTGGTTATAATGTTGGTAATGGTGGTGTTTTAGGTAGCTTAGGTTCAAATAATATAATTATTGGTACAAATATATCATTACCATCAGGAACAACAAATTCAATAAACTTAGGTGGTGTTTTATTTGGAAATAATACATATTCAGGGACAACTGGTATTCCAAGTATATCTGCACAAACACAAGGTAGAATTGGGATTAACGTGGTTACACCTTCAGAAGCATTACATGTATCTGGGAATATTAAAACAGATGGTAATTTAACAGTTACTGGCACAACATTTAAAGGTAATGGGTCGTTTACAAAAGGTGGATACGCTTCTGGTGATATTTTATTAGATAATGGAAGTACAGATTCACCAGGAGTTTTAATGTATTATGCAAACAATAACAATTATGGTTTAGATACGTGGAATGGTACTTATGATGTTTTAAGTGGACAATTATTTCGTGTTACAAATAATTTAAATGAATCTGGTGGAGCTGTGAAAATGGTTATTGATGCATCTGGTAATTTGGTAGTTAATGGTTTTGTAAAACCAAATGCATGGAGAGCTGGGCAAACAATTCAAACAATATTATTTAGTGCTAGTGATTTAAGTTTCAATTCAAACTATACTAATAACACAAACACTTATACATCTATAGTTACTGGTACTTACACACCTCTTTCTACATCTTCTTATATTTTCTTTGAAGTTTATGCTATGTACGATGTCGGTGGAGCCGCAGCTGACTCGTTCTTTTCTCAAATAACTTGGAACGGTAGTGAAATCGGTGTTCAACGTCAAGTTTGGGCTAATGGTTCAGGTGGTGGTACACGAAGTGGTACATTATTCCCATTGGTTGGTAGAGTAACTAACGGTAGTACAACTGGTTATGGATGGGCGGTTAATACTAGAAGAGATTCATCAGATGATGGTATTACAGTGTATAATAATAGTGGGTTTTATGTAAAAATAACAGAAATAGCTAGATAATATTATTCACCATATAAGTCTTTTTTAGGTGAACATTTATCTCTAATTAATTTCTCAACAAATTGAAACATTTTAAGGCCATTATCTTCACAATACTTTTTTAGTATTTCATGAGTTAATGGCGTTATTTTTATATTTTTATCTCTTTTCATAGCGTTATATTATTTACAATTTTCTTTGATTATAGTTTCAACAAAATTAAATATTTTTAATTTGTTATCTTTACAATATTTGATTAATATATCATGAGTTTTACTAGTGATTTTTAAATTTTTATTTTTCTTTATAAAATTGATAGATTTTTGTCCTTCACCACCATTTCCACCAATTCTGTGATTAACTAAATTTTTTAAACCATATTTGGCTATCCAAAATATTTCTCGTTCTTGCCAATTTTCATAAGGTACAACTTCTAATATTTTAAGAGATATTTCTTTATTATTTCGTTTCATTTTATTAACCCAATACTGTTTATAAGTTTTACTATTTTTTTCATATCTAGTATGATATATAAATCTTTTATGTGGGTCATTACTTTTACCAATATATTTAATTTTAACTCCATCCATTAATGCATAAATATATGTTATTCTACCGTTAAATTCACTCATAACCTAAATATACCATGATTTTATATATTTGTAAATGGTTAGTATGACAAAAGTATGAAAAAAATCATACTAAAAGAAATTATTATTCATTTTACATATCTCTTTTGAAAAAAACTGAATATTTATAATAAAGAATAGAATAAAGTAAATAATAACATAAACAAAAACAAACAATATGTCACAAAATGTATTCGTAAGTCCTGGGGTTTATACTTCAGAAAAAGACATCTCTTTCATCACAAGACAAGTTGGTGTAACAACTCTTGGTTTAGTAGGTGAAACAACAATTGGCCCTGCATTCCAACCAATATTTATAACTAATTATGGTGAATTCCAATCTTTCTTTGGTGGTTTAAATGCTACTAAAGTAAAAGATACTGGTGCTCCACAATATGAGTTACCATATATTGCAAAATCATATTTATCACAAGCAAATCAATTATTTGTAACTAGAATATTAGGTTTTTCTGGTTATAAAGCTGGTTCAGCATGGGGTATTGCTCTAGATGCTGATGTAGACCCAGAAACTGAAGTTGTTTCAGTTCCATCAACACCAGTAGCTACATTATTTAATTTTACAGCAACAACTGGTACTACTAGTGTTATTACTTCATTTTCAAGTAGTGACCCAATAATTCAAAATCTTTGGAATGAAGGTTTATTAACAACCGCATTAGGTTCAATTGGTAGTAAAAATGTTGGTGTGGTTATAAATGTAGATTTATTAATGTATAAAAAAGGTGATAACACATTTGAAGGTGAATCATTTAGTACAACTTTAATAGCTAAAGGTACTAGCGGTATTTATATTACAGGTAAAACTAGTGGTGTAACAATAACTTATACAGGTACTCCTTATGCTGATGTTGATAACCAAATAGTTGGTTTATTACGTTCTAGAGGTAGTATTAATACAACTAATCAATTACCTAATTTTGAAGTTTCTGGTGATTCATATAATGTTCAAATTGACCCAGCTTATACTGATTCAACTGAAAACCCATTAGGTGATTTTTCATTAAGCGGTAATTCTAGTCTTCAAGGTTTATTTAATTATACAGTATCTTTAGATAGTACTAAAATGAATTATTTACCTAGAGTTTTAGGTAGAGGTGCTCAAGATGGTAAAACTGCTTTATTCTTAGAAGAATACTTCCCTAATATGTTAAATGATGCAATCGCTTTGAATAAAGTAAGAGGTCTTAAACAAACATTAATTGAATACGACAAAGATTTTGAAGAATATCGTGATGAATATCAACCAGCTCAAACTCCATATGTTGTTTCTGAATTACGTGGTAATAAAGTATTAAGACTTTTCAGATTTATTACTATTTCTGATGGTAATGCTGCAAATGAACAATTTAAAATTTCGATTGTTAATATTAAACCAGATGCTAGAGAATTTGACGTATTGGTTAGAGGTTTCTATGATACAGATGCACGTCCAACTATATTAGAATCATTCAGTCGTTGTACAATGGACCCAACTTCAGCTAACTTTATTGGTAGAAGAATTGGTACTCTAGATGGTTTATATACATCAAAATCTTCTTATGTTCTTGTTGAATTAGATGAAGAATCTGATACAACAGAAGCATTCCCAGCAGGTTTTGTTGGTTATCCAATTAGAGATTATCAAACAAATGGTAAATCTGATGTTATTAATCCAATTATGACATTTAAAACAGTTTATGGTGAATTTGAAAATAAACGTAAATATTATTTAGGTCTTTCAGAAACACAAGGTATTGATTCAGATTTCTTTGATTACAAAGGTAAGTATAAATCTGGTGATGCATGGACTGGTTTAACTTCAGGTTTCCACATGGATATTGATGCTTCAGGTGTTACTATTGATGATGTTAATTATTTAATTAATCCAAATAACCCAACAGGTGGTACATATAGTCCAATATTTGAATTCCAAACAGGTAATGCTCCATTTAGAACAGATAATGGTTTAGTTGGAACTGATTATGAAAAAATATTTGCTCGTAAATTCACATTCGCACCATACGGTGGTTATGATGGATGGGATATTTATAGAACCAGAAGAAGTAATACTGATGATTTCTTAGTTAGTCAAAAAGATGGTATTAACGGAAGAATTTCGGAAGCATTCAAATATAGAACACTTAATAATGGTGATACAGGTATTAATTCTGATTATTACGCTTATTTAGAAGCTATTAAAACATTTGAAAATCCAGAAGCTGTAAATATTAATGTATTTGCTACACCTGGTATTGATACATTTGATAACACTAACTTGGTTGAAGCAGCAATTGAAATGATTGAAGAGGAAAGAGCTGATTCACTTTATATTGTAACAACTCCAGATTATGGAAATGGTGCTGAATTAAGTGCTCAAGAAGCTGTTGATATAATGGATGGTAACTACGATAGTAACTATACATGTACTTATTGGCCATGGATACAAATAAATGATACCGAAAATAATGTATTGATTTATGTTCCACCAACAAGAGATGTTGTAAGAAACATTGCATTAACTGATAATATTGCATTCCCATGGTTTGCAGCTGCAGGTATTCAACGTGGTGATGTCGATGCTATTAAAGCTCGTAAAAAACTTACTCTTGCTGAAAGAGATAATCTATACGAAAATAGAATCAATCCTATCGCAACATTTACTAGTGATGGTATTAAAATTTGGGGTAACAAAACTCTTCAAGTTAAAGAATCTGCTCTTAATCGTATCAACGTTAGAAGACTTTTATTACAAGCAAGAAAACTTATTTCTGCTGTATCTATCAGACTTCTTTTCGAACAAAACGATTCAGTTGTTAGAAATCAATTCTTAGGACTTGTTAATCCAATCTTAGATAACATTAGGAGTGAAAGAGGTCTTACAGACTTTAGAGTGGTGCTTTCAAACAGCCCAGAAGATATTGATAGAAATCAATTAACTGGACAAATATTCTTGAAACCAACACGTGCTTTAGAATTTATCCAATTAGAATTTGTAATTATGAACACTGGTGCATCTTTCTCAAATATCTAACTAAAATAATAACCAAATAATTAAACCCTCCAAAAGAGGGTTTTTTTATTTTATATAGATATTTATACTAAAACAATATTATGGCAAAGTTAATTATTACCGAAAAACAATATCATGCAATACTTGAGCATGTGAAACAAGCTAAGGTTTCTATAAATGAAAGCGAGAAAGCTATTACAGTTGATTTGACGATACTTTTAGCCCTCGGAACTCTATTAGGGTTCAACATTAGCGGTCATAATAAAATCAAAGCGGAAAAGGCATTAAAAGACCAAAAAACATTTCAAGAAATAAAAGATATATTATCTTCAGAAAATAAATTAAAAGAATTAATAAGTTCTTTTGAAGTTAAAGGTATGCCAGACCCAACAAAGAAATTATTTGATGATAAAGGTAAACTTATACCTAAATTTAATAAATTAGCAAAAGAAAATGGTTTTGATGTTAAATTAGGTTCTAAAGAACTTGTGAATCTACATCATCTAGGGAAATAAGTATTTCATAAATAATTGATATGATTTCTTTTACACCGTAGTTTTCACGCCATAATTCATCACTTATATTTAAATCTTTAACTTTTTGACTATAAATTTCATAAAGTGTTTGTGGTGTTATTGATAATGGTTCACCATTTTTAGTTAATATATCACAAACAATACCACAAATTTCTTGACTTATAAAATGTGTTTTCCAATCACATTCATCTAGAATTTTATCAATTGTTAAATTGTATTTAATTAATAATTCTCTTTCAGTTATTTTCATAATAATGGTTTTATTTGCAAATATACTAACTTTTAATCAATAATCAAATATTTATAATAAAAAGTTTAAAATGGCTAAAAAAATTATACTTACAGAACAACAACACATTGTTCTTATTAACCAAATACTTAGAGAAACAATCCAAAAAATTGATTCCGTAGAAGTAGGTGAAAGATTGGATGAAGGGTTTTGGGACTCTGTAAAATATGGCCTATCTAAATTAGGTAGATACAAAGCTAATGGTAAAATTCTTGGTAAAAGCAAAATTGACCAAGAAGCCGCTAGAAAAATTCAACAAATTATAGATAAAGAAGGTAATGAATTAATTAAAAACTTAGATTCTAAAATCAGAGAAGAAAATCCTGAATTTCCTAATAATAAAGACCCACAACAATTTTTAACTACTATTATGGAAATTGCTGCAATATACGATTCAATTGTTGCTGCAACCAAACTATCTCCAGAAGAACAAGGATATATGCCAATTGATGCTGCTAATAGTATTATTGGTGATTTAAGAGAATATACTAAAAAATACTTAGACACTGATTTAGCTGCTGTTTATTCTGGTTTGGATGAAAATGAAGATAATTTAGGTCATAATGAGATAATGAATGAAGAATATACTCTTGATGAAGAACAATTAAGAAGTATTGATGAATATTTTGGTTTTAATGAAGCTGAAGAAGAAGAACCTATTGATGCTGGTGATGTTAGAGCTGGTTTACAAGCGAAAAGAGGTGATGGTGAAGATTTTGATAGTACCAGAATGGATACTCTTAAATCTAATAAATTACCTTTGATATTAGCTGCATCTGGTGCGGCATTAGGTGCATTGGGTTGGATTGCTCAAACTGAATGGTTTAAAACATGGTTAGAAAGTGTTTTAACTACTAGTAAAATTATTCAAACACCAGCAGTAACTAAAGACGTTCTTGGTGGAGCACCAGATTCTAAAGGTTTTGTGCACTGGGCTAGTAAAATCATGGGTAAAGATATCACAACTGGTGCTGATATGCAACAATTTATCAATAAATATGGTGCTGAAAACGTTAGTCATATGTTTGATGGAAATGGTGGTGGTGATGCAATGGGTCAAATGACAAAATTGCAAGAATTAGTTGGTTCGAACCCTCAAGCTAGTATGGGTGATTTATTCAATAAAGCCGACCAAACTTTTGGTAGTATGAAAGATGGTCAAGGTTTATTTGGTGTAAGTGGTGCAGCTTCATTTTTTGCTAAAATAGTTGTTAAACAAGCAACAAAAGCAGTTGTTAAAACTGCTAGTACTGCCTTGGTTGGTAAAATAGTAGGTTTAGGACCTATATTAGCAGGTGTTGGTATTGGATTGTTGGCTACTGGAGCTTTGGTTAAATTATTTAGAATGAAAGGTCAAAAATCATCTAGAGCAGCTACTCTTAATGCATTGTATCAATCTATGCGTGGATTAGGTGGTGGTGTAGGGTTAGTCCCGTCACCAACAGGTGATGAAACAGGTAGTGGAGAAATTGAGTTAGATATTCCAAATGATGATACTGATGTTAATGCACGTACTGGAACACAAACAGGAAATGGTATAGGTAATATTACTGGTATGAATAAAAATACTGGTGATGTAACATCTACAGGTGGTGCTGATGTTAATACTGGTGCTGGTGCTGGAACACCTAATGATACAAACCCAGCTACAGGAACTGATACTGGTGCTGGTGCTGGAACAAATCCAACAACAGATACAGGAAGTGAAGATACAACTAATAATGATTTATATAATGATTTAAAAAACCTATTCCAATTTATTGTTAACAATAAAAAAAGTATGGGTGATAAATCAGAATTTAATACAGGTACTAATAATGCACTTGCACAAGCTCCTTTGAATGAAGGTAAATTTATCAATGATAAATATGTTCTTCAATATTTAACAAAAACTTTAGGTGCTGATAAAATTAAAAATTTTGAAAATTTATTAACTAGAGTAGAATATCTTAGAAACGTACTTAAAAAGATGGCTGGGCGAACTACTGATTCAAATATAAACAATTTCTTAAAACAATTGAATTCAAACCCAATTATGTTAACAAAATTTAGTTATCTTACTGAAGTTAACCCTAAAGACCCTGAAGATATTAAACAATTATCAGCTTTTATCAACGAAGTTTTATTAGCAATATACTCTGGTAATTATAAATTTGGAAACATGGTTGATAAGATGGCTACTTTAGGTGGTGGTAATATTAATAAAGTTACTGAAGCTGCTGGTTATAACGCATCGCAACCTAATGATGCTTTTATTGATGCTGCTAATGACATGGGGAAATTTAAAAGTAACTTGGTTAATTTCTTGACTACTATTATGGGATTATTTCAATATTTACATAAAACTAGAGGTGGTGAAATTGCAAGACAAGATACGTCACAACAATATACACCACAACAAAAAACCAACGGACAAAAACAACCACAACCAGATGAAAAAGGTCAATATGGTTTGGATTTAAAAGAGAACATTAAATTGATGGAAGAAATAAAAAGAATTAAAAAAATTATGTTAAGTTAGAATATTCTAACTTAACATAATTTTAATTTATATGTTATTGTACCACAATCATATATTCTATAAATTTTTCTTTCTAACATTATTTCATGTTCTGTTTTATTTTCAATATCAAAACCTTGTTTTTTTAAAAAATGTTTTCTAAAACCAAATCTATGTTTTCGTATTTTACCAATGATATAGAAATAAGATGGTTGGGAATAGTGAATAAATTCAAAACCTAATTTTTTATATAAATCACCTTGTGACCATCTTCTATCAGCATAACTTATTATTTGTTTTGGTTGATGTGTTTTTATGAAATATTTAAGTAATTTATCAGCACCACCAATAATATTAGTATTCAATTTATTACAAAATCTATATAATTCATAAACACCTTCTTCAGATTTACTACCCATTAATTTTCTTAACCCACCAAACGTCATTAAAGAAACTAATTCATCTTCATAATATAAACCTATTTTAATACTTGAATTAATGTTACCTTGGATATGGTTATCATTAAGAAATTTACGACTATCTTTAACTGAAACTTCTTTAATTTGTGTTTTTCTACCATATATTTTATTTTGTGTTAATCCAAGTATGTTTAATAATCTAGATTTTACTATCTCACGTTTAAATAACCATTCATCTTCAAATATATGAATTAATTGAATACCTTGTTTTTCACATAATTCAGTTTTGTTTAAATGATATTTTTTATTTTTAAATAATTCAGAATGCCAATATAAACCATTGTATTCTATAGCTAAATTATGTGATGGGATATAAATATCTAATTCTAACGGTGGTATTATTTTTCTTGAATTCTCTATATATTTTATTGAAAGTTCTGTTAAAATTTCTTTAATTTCAATTTCTTGTTTGTTATATATTTGCCCACATATCTGACAACCAGAACCATTTACATGATATTCAGCTATTTGTTCAAATTCACCATGTATTGGACAAATAATTTTAATTGGTAATTTAGCTTTAATGTAATCAACCAATGAATAATTATATTTATCACCATGTTCTATTTTAGCATTAACAATAAATTTATTTGAATCAAAACTTAATTTATTACTCCTTAAATCATAACCACATAGATTACACCCTTTACCTCTTAAATGTGAATATGGTAATTGTTCAAATTCACCATGTATTGGGCAAATAATTTTAATTTTTGTTTTAGAATCAACATAAGTAACCTTAGAATAATCATATTTATTATTATGGACTATATTACCTTTATTAATAAATTTATCATTACCTAATATTTTACATCTGTTTTTAGCCAATTTTATTATGTTATTTTTTTCTTTAATTGGGTTTTTACAAAATTTACAAGCGTTTTTACCCCTTAAATGTTCAGCTGGAACTTGATGGAAATATTCATTATGTTCATTACATTTTATTTCTATTTTTGTTTTAGAATCAATATATTCAGTATAAGTAAATTTATTACCAAATTTATTTATACACTTTTTAATAAATTTTTCTTTTTTATTCATTTTTTTTTATTTTGTGATATTTATATTTAAACAATAATATTAGTATGCAAATATACTATTAAAAATTTAAAAAAACAAATTATTATGGCCGATTTATTAATGAAAATGCCTTTACCATATGAGCCGAAAAAAAAGAATCGTTGGTTAATTACATTCCCTGCCGATTTAGGTATCCAACAATGGTGGTTATCTACAGCGTCAAGACCTTCAATCACTCAAAATGAGGTTGAAATTCAATTCCTTAATACATCTACATGGGTTTTAGGTAGATTTACTTGGGAAACAATAGATGTAACATTCCGTGACCCAATTGGTCCGTCTGCTACACAAGCAATTATGGAGTGGGTACGTTTACACTCTGAATCTATTACAGGTCGTCAAGGTTACGCAGCTGGTTATAAAAGACCTGTTGAACTTGAAATGCTTGACCCAACTGGGGTAGTTATCGAAAAATGGTTGTTAGATGGAACAATGCTTACTAACGTAGGTTTTGGTGATTTAGCAATGGATGACGATAGTATCGCTGAAGTTACTGCAACACTTAGATTTGACAGAGCAATCTTATTATTCTGATTTATAACTAAAATAAATATTAAAACCATCTTTATAGGTGGTTTTTTTATTTTATGTCAATATTTATAATAAAGTTAAAAATGAGAAGAATAGATAAAGTTAAAAACATAAAAAAAGTTAACTTATTAACAGAACAAAGATATTTGAGTGAGTTGAATGGTGGTGAAAACGAGGATAGACTTAAACAACTATATTCTGGTTATTTAGATACTATTTTCCCAAGTTCTGATATTAAAAAAATTCTTTATCATGGAACAAAGGCTAAAGAATTAGAAGGTGGTTCTTTTAGATTATCTCATGATGGTACATATGGAAGTGGTGTTTATTTTTTTGATAGAAATAATGAATATAGTGTTGGTGAGTTTGGTGATAATATAATATTCGCTAAGATAAATTCTGATATGGCATTTAATAACATATTACTTAAAAAAGAATGGAGTAGATTAGCAAATAAATTAAAAGATAGTCCAGAATATTTTTATAAAGATTCATTAAGTGATTTTATTAACCAATATCTTAGAAAAGAAGGATATGATACTATTATTGATTATTATGGTTCAGATACTGTTTATGTAGCTTTTTACCTAGAAAATATTCACATATTAGGTGATGAAAAAGACATAGAAGGGTTTAAAAGATATGTTGAACAATATAAAAACGAACCACTTGGTGGTCAAATAAAAGAAGGTGTTGATGATTTATTTAACGCTAAACCAAATTTAAAAAATATAACAATAAATAATTAAATAAAACAATGAGAAAAATAGATAGAAAATTAAACCTACAAAAAGTTAATATATTAACTGAACAAAGATATTTAGAATCTAAAGGTATTCTTAAAGAAGAAATGGAACTAAAAAGAGGTGATGAAATTGTGTGGGTTGCACCACCAAAAGAAATTGGTAGGCTTGTACGAATAATGACAGGTGCAAAAGGTGAATATATTGGTAGAGAAACTAGTGGTGAATACGTTGTAGAATTTGGTGGTAGAAGATTTCACGCAAATGATTTTAACTTTGAGTTGGCTAACCAAGGTGGTTTACGTGAAGAACTAGGTTCTGGTAATTTTAATTCAGTTAGAATAGTAAACAAAAATGATTTTGATAAATTCATTAAATCGAATCCAGCATTAGGTGCTATTTATGATGAAGATACTAATAAATTTAAGGTTTATTTATATGCTGATTTAGTTGGTTATTTTGACCCAAAATACGGTAGACTAGATTTTGAAAAAGATAGTAGATTTGCTAAGGTTAGTGATGAATACACTTGGGATAGAAACTTTTAATTAAAAACATAAAAAACCATCTACATAGATGGTTTTTTATTTATGTATCATATCATTTACAAAAAAACTTAAATTAGTATATTTATTTTTAAATAGTTATCGAAAAATGGTTACTGGATGGTACTATGTTAACCAATGTTGGATTTGGTGATTTAGCAATGGATGACGATAGTATTACAGAAGTAACGGCTACGTTACGTTTTGATAGAGCAATACTTTTGTTTTAGCAACTGTTTATTTATATTTTTACGCATATCCTTGACTTCCTTAATATTTATTACTATATTATTAAAAATAAAAGAGAAGGTAGATTTAAATATAGAAAAGATGTTTTAATTAAAGAAGGTTTTGATAAAAATAAAACCGAAAAAGAAATAATGAAAGAACGTGGAATAAATAGAATTTATGATTGTGGAAATAAAAAATGGGTTTATAAAAAACTTATTACTTAAACAATAAGGTTTTTATTTTTAATCTTTTAAACTATAGGTTTTGACCCACCCAATGTATCTTCTTTACTGAGTAATTTTTCAACTTTTCTTTTGAGTAGTTCTTGATTTTTTAATTGTTTATTTATATTTTTAAATTCATTTTCTTTTAAAGTAAATATTGAAGGTTTATCTTTAGTTAGTTCATTATTATGTAAAAGTACATCTTCTGGGTTATATAATAATGAAAATTTACTAGGTAAATAACAACCACTTTCTTTTTTCATGGAATCAAGTCTATCAAAATATTTTTTATTTTCATAACTCATAGAATTATATAATAATTCTTTAATATCATCTATTCTTTTTTGAGAGTTTTGTTGTTTTATTAATTTTTCTTCTTTTTCTAACCTTTTAATTTCAGGTGCTATAACATATTTAAAAATTAAATCTTTTAGATATTTTATAATTTTACTTAAAAATTTAAGTTTTGGTTTTTCTATATTTTGAACTGTTTCTATAGTTTTTTTACTTAAAATATTTGAATTATTAGTAAGTTCTATAATTTTTTTAATATACTCACTATTTTTAATAATTTTAGAGTCTATTTTCTTTTTTTGACCTAGATTAATTAATATTTGTTTATCATCAAATTCATTTTCCATTTTTATTTAGTTTTTATTTAAATTATTTTTACTAAATATACTAATTTAAATTGTTTTGTCAAGTATTATTTTAAATTTAAAACGTTAACTATTAAAATAGTATCGTTTAATGATTTAATAGTATCATTTAATTAAAATAAATTATTTATAAAGTAATAAATATTTAACCATTTACAAAAAAACTTAAATTAGTATATTTATTTTTAAATAGTTATAATTAAATACAAAAATAAGTTTTAAAAGAAAATGAGTGAAAAAAAACCACAAGTAATCCCTACAAAGGACCAAATGGCTTTGGCTAATTCTGAAAGAGCCAAAAAAGAAGCCTTCGAAGCAGAAAAAAATCTTGCCACCAATGAAATATATCTAGGACCAACAAAACTACCAGATACACCTATAGGTCATGCTGACGCTTTAGCTATGATGCAGGAACGAACAGCAAATCAATTAAAACAAAAAGAAATGTATGGTACCGTAGCACAACCAGAATTAGCTGAAACTACTGCTTCAACTAGAAGATTTGTCGAACAAAAAAGCCAAGACCAAATAGCTTTACGTGATGAACAATTAAAAATGAATATTGAACAGACCAAAAATTATCAAAAATTATCTGAAGAAGCGATGAATAGAAAATACGTAAGTGATTTTAATCCTGGCACAAATCAAAATAATTTAAATAATAATTGGGAAGCTAGAAATAAAGAAGTTAATAAATACCAAGAACAAAACATGACAAACAATCAATCTTATGAACAAGGTTATACACCTCGTCCAGTACCAACACAACAACCTATTAGTCAACCTACACCTGTAGCATCTGCATCTAATAATCTTAATCCTTATCTTTTAGAGATAAGTCAACCAAACTATAATTCACCATTTGATGTAATTCCATTACCTTCACAGGGTAAAACGTATCGTAATAAAAAAACGAATATTAGGGTTGGTTATATGACTACTGCTGATGAAAATATTCTTAGCAGTCCTAATTTATTACAAAGTGGTGAATTCTTAAGTATTCTTATTAATAGAAAAATCCTTGAACCAGAATTAAGATATAAAGATTTATTGGTTGGTGATAGAAATGCTATTATGATTTGGTTAAGAGCAACAGGGTATGGTGAAATGTATCCAGTAACACTTTTAGATGAAAATGGTGATGCATTTGAAACTGAACTTAATCTTAATGAATTAAAAACAAAAAACCTAGGAGCTGAACCAGATGAAGAAGGTTTATTTGATTATTATTTTAAATTATCACAAGCTAGTGCTAAATTTAAATTTCTTACATGTGGTGAAGTAGACGATGTTGATAAATTAGTTGAATTGGAGAAAGAAAATGGTATTTTAATTAATAATACTTCAACATATCTATTAGAAAAAATGTTAGTTGAAGTTAATGGTTCTAGAGATAAAAATACTATTAAAGATTTTGTTTCATCAATTAGAATTAAAGATGGTAAAGAGTTTAACAATTATATTGAATCAATTGAAAGTGGAATTGATTTAAATATTACTGTTGGGACCCCTGGAGGTGGTTCCGTAGATACATTTCTTCCACTTAACCTCGGATTTTTTTGGCCTGACTTCCGAGTATAAAGCTCCGTTGTTAGAAGAAATATATATTTGCACACAACACTTAGATGGATTTACTTATGCTGATGTTTTAGCTTTACCAGTTTACGAAAGAAGATTTTTCTTAAGTCTTAAATCTAGAGACTTAAGTAAACAAAAAGAACACCATGAAGAACAAACACAAGCAGCAAAATCAAATTCTAAAGGTAACCGAACATCAACAGTAAGTGGTGATGCATTAAAAAATAGAATGAAAAATGGTGATATTCCATTAAATTAATAAATACCTGCGTTAATTGCAGGTATTTTTATTTTATATGATATTTATAAACAAAATACTTTTGATATGAAAAGAAAATTAATTATTACTGAATCTCAATATAATAAACTACAAGAATTCTTATTTGAAACTGCTGATATCAACTCAACTTTGGATTATGCTAAGGTAGGTGATATTTTAATATTTAAAGGTGCTTTTAACTTAAAAATAAAAGTAACTAATTATAATCGTTCAACTGATGAAATTGTAGGTGAAACTAATTTTAAAGGGCAACCAAGAAAAATAATGTTTAAACTTAACAGTTATGATGAAATAAATAAAAAATTTAGTTATTCTATTTTTGATGAAAATGGTCAAAACCCTAAAGGTGTTGATTTTGAACCTAAAGAATTAGATATTGAAAGAAATGGTAATTTAGTTAATATACCTGGTGATGCTAATGCTGAAAAACCAGAACCTATCGCTAAACCAGTTGCTAACCCAGATGATATATCTAAACCTATTGAACTAGACCCTAGTACTGATGAGGAACCTGATGAAGAAGAATATGATGAAATGATTGATGATATTGAAGCTGAATTTAAAAGTGATGATATTTTTAGACAAGCATTGTATAAACAACCTAGTTTTTTAGAAAGATTAAGTGCTGAAATTAAAGGTGAAAAACCAAAAGGTAGCGGTATTATTATTGCAAATCAATTAGTTAATTCATATAGAGATAAAGGTAGTAATGAATATTTAAACGCAGATTTTCGTAAACCTTATATAGCTCTTTTTAAAAGTTTAGAAAGATATGATTTACAATATGAAATAGATGGTAAAATTAATTATATAGTATTGAATGGAGAAAGAGAAGCTAAAGTTGGTAATACAAACGAAAAAAATCAAAGAAAACTAACAGATGTGGATAAAAATTTTGAAATTTTAGTTACAAAAAATATTAGCACTGAAAAAACCCCTAACTATTTTCTTTGTTATGTATCAACATATTCAACCAAAACAGGGAATAAATTTAAAAACAAATCAATACCTGTTAAACTACAATTTTTAGATTCAACAGGTTTTAAAGTTAAAAATAGTTAATTATGTCAAGTTTAAGTGATTTAAAAGAAGAAGCTAAATATAGGGCTGAAATTTCAACCTCTATGGAAGGTTATCTAGCTGGTGTTGAAAAATTAAAAACTCTTCAAAAAACAGTAAAAGATACCACAAAATTTATTGCAAAATTAGAAGAAGAAAGAAATAATGCAATTGGTCAACAAAAAATTAAGTTAGAAGAACAAATAAAATATCTTAAAGAACAAACTCTTGAATACAATAGACAAATAAAAATGATAAAATTAGCCGTTAAAGAGGCTAATAAATATCAAATGGCTTTACTTTCTGCAGGTAAAGCTGGTATTAATGGTTTAGCTAAATTACCAGGTGAAGTACAAAGACAATGGGGTAAACTTAAAGGATTTGGTTTATTTGAAATGGATAAGGCTGTTAAGATGTCAGCTCTTCAAATGGGTCTATTGGGTAAAGAAGGTTCATCATATGCTGAATCTATTAGACAAACAGCTGCTAGCACTAATGAAATAGGTGTTAATATTGAGGCTTTAGCTAAAATGCAAGGGCAATATACTGAAGATTTAGGTAGAAGTGTTATGCTTGGTGATAAAGGTCTTAAATCTATGGCAGCAATGTCTGTAGCTACTGGTTTAGGAGCTGAAGGTGCTGGTGAACTAGCTGTTAATATGGAAGAGGTTGGTTTTTCAGCAGAACGTACTGGTGATTATATTGAACAAACAATGAATGATTCACATAAAATGGGTCTTAATGCTTCTAAAGTAGTTAAAAATATTGCTGGTAATATCAAAATGCTTAACAAATATCATTTCAAAGATGGTGTTAGAGGATTAGCTAAAATGGCTGAATTAACTACTAAATTAGGTATTAAAATGGATTTTGCTGCTGGTATGTCAGATAAATTATGGGATATTGAAGGTGCTGTTGATATGTCGGCTCAATTACAGGTTATGGGTGGTGCTTGGGCTAAAATGGCTGACCCTTTCCATTTAATGTATATGGCTCGTGAAGATATGGCTGGGTTAACAAAAGAAATTGCAGAAGCGTCTCAAGCTTCTATGCATTTTGCTAAAGATGGTAGTATTGAAATGTCTAGTTTGGAAATGTCTAGACTTAAAATTATTGCACAACAAACAGGTCTTGAGTACGATGATTTAGTAAAATCTGGTAAAGAAATGTTTAAAATGAATAAGGTTAAAAATCAAATTAGTTTGCCAGGTTTAGATGCTGAAACAAAAGAATTTATTGCAAATACTGCTCAATTAGATGAAAAAGGTAAAGCAACAATTACAATTGATGGTAGTACTAAGTTAGTTAGTCAAATGACTGATGGCGATAAAAAATTTCTAGCAATGCAAGTTAGTGAGAAAAAATCAATGGTAGAAAGAGCCAAAGCTTCACAAAACTTCGATGACCAATTAACAAATCTTATAAATCAAGTTAAGACATATATGTTACCAATTATTGATGGTATTAATCAAACACTTGGACCAATTCTTACTAGTTTTATGGAAGACCCTGATTGGCAAGGAGATTTAATGAAATTAGGTAAAGATATTGGTGAATTTATAAAAGGTCTTAAACCTATTTTTACAACTATTGGAGAAATGGTTATGGCTCTTGGACCTAAAGGAACACTTGCTGTTTTATTTGGTGGTAAATTTTTATTAGACGCAGGAAAATGGATTTTAAATGGTATAGCTTTAGGTACAGGATTTTTAGGAGTTACAGGTGGTGTTGGTGGATTAGGTGCCGCTGTTAGTCCCTTAGTAGGTGCTTTAGGAACACTAGCTGCTGTTTTAGGAGCAACATGGCTTGGTAAAAAAGCAGGTGCTGCTAGTTCTAAAGCAGCAGGTAATAAAGATACTTCAGAAGGTGATACCGCTGCCAATTGGGGTGCTGCTATTGGTATGGGGTTAGGTGTAGCATTGGCACCATTTACAGGTGGGTCATCTTTATTAGCAACTGGTGCATTAGCCGCTGCTGGTGCTGGTATAGGTTCTTATGCTGGTAAAATGATTGGTGATGAAATGCATAGTGATGACCCAAGATATCAAGGACAACCAATTGAAGATGGTTATTTAAAAAAACCTAAATATTCTAAAGGTAGACAAATCATACAAGATGGTGTTGCAACACCAATAACTAATCAGGATAGAGAAATGTTTATTGGTGAACCTGGTGGTCCACTTTCTAAAAATGGTAAAGGAAATCAAAATGCTAACATACCATCAAGTATAAATCATGAATTTGCACCTATTGAATTTAAAGGTAGTATAACTATAGATACACCAGGTAATCCTGGTAAAAGTGTTGAATTATTAAAAGATGCACATTTTATAAGACAAG